CCTCTTACAGCAATTTTAAGTCCTCTTTCATCTTTGAAACCAGCAATATCAATTAACGCCTGCTCAAGTGATGTCTCATTCAAGTCAGAAGCAACGGATAAAAGGTTACTTTGGTTTCCATTGATAGTTGGGTGAGAAGCAGATGCTAATGCCGCACCATCACCAATTGCACTTCCTGTACTGAACGCATTGTTCAAAATAGCAGCCGCTTTGATCTGTTTGGTTTGTGCCATAGATCTAGCTAATGCTTTGGTGTATCTACTTGCAAGTCTATCATAAAGATTATCCTCGATAGCTTCCTCAGTGATTGAGAAAGCAAGAGCGATAGTCTCATGTGTATATCTTGCAGTAAATGTTTCTTGTGCATCATCAAAGCTTACAGCTCCACCTTCTGATTTAGTTGGTGCAGTTGAAAAGCCTGCTAACATCACTTCTTCTTCAAACGCTCTATCTGATGATTCTTCATCAAAAATCTCAGAATGCTCGTTCTCATAACGATCGTACTCTAGACCAAACAGGGCGTTAAGTCCAGGTTCTAGCTCTTTTGCTAGTTGTGCTCTTGAAATAGCCATTTTCTAACCCCTTCCTATATGCCTGTTGTAGCGTAAGTACCGACTGCAATAGTCGTACCGCTATTAAAGTGACCATTTAACCTTACGATGTATTGATGCCCAGCAGCAGAATAATCTGCGTTTGCTGCATCTTCGTAAAGACCTACAATCCTCACATCAAGTGTGTTTGTTGTAGCGGCTGTACTGATATCTAACATGTCGCTAGATCTACCAGTAGCGGTGCTACCATTATTTACACTTGCCATGTCACAGTTAACAAAAACGTCTGCAAGAGCTGTTGCTCTATTAGTATTAGTGCCATCTGCCACTACAACATATAGTTGCATAGGATCGTCATGTACGAATGCTTTCACAGGAAAATCTGTGTCCACACTTACTGCGTTAGATCCAGGCCAATAGTTCTTGAAAGTAGTTTTACCAGTAACGGAGTCTACAAACTCTACGCCTGCCAATACACCTAGAGGTGCTATCGCTTGATCTGTACAAATGATAGTTCCTGCAGATGACGGAACAACAATTCCGCCATTGTATATAGCTGTTGTGTAGTTATTTGCAATCTCATACTGAGTTGTAGCATTGTTATTAACATTGCCACCTACCTTACCTATCGGACGAAGACCAAAACCAGCTGATAGTTGATTTGCCATTTATTTTACTCCAATAATGGGGCCATCCTATTGTTTTTTAGGACCGCCAAAGGTTACACGAGATTGACGATCTGGTCGATTGATCGTCATGGTTGAATGTGCGTTTTCCCTCATCATATCTGAATCTACTGCTTGCATTTGATCAGCTTTTCTTTCATTAAAGTAAGCTGTTCTTTCTGCAATAGTTTCTACAGGCATACGAGCTAAAACTAACCCACCTACTCCGAAAACACCTTCATATTTACCCGAATCTACTATAGGGGCTTCAAAATCTGGATATTCATCTGCTCTAACGAGTTCCCAACCTTACGCGTTGCCGCCTTCTCCCTTGTCTGTGTTGCGCGAGGAGCTCTTTTTATAGAACCTTCAAACATTTCGTCTTGTTGTGCCATTTATTTTACTCCTTAACGTATTTTGCGTATTGTTCTAGAGTTACCCCAAGTTTTTTAGCCATAGCTACTTGCCTTTGGGTTAATCTAACCTTGTTCCCACTACTGCGCCCAGTTCCAGAGGACCTATTGACAGATGCAACCGTCTGGGCGGGTCGCTTGCTCTGAGGTTCCTCTTTAAACTTATGAGGAAATTCTTCCTTCATACGTCTATCCAATGTATCATAGTACTCATCGCTCTTCGGGTCAATACCTTCTGATTCGACAAGTTCTTTATGAATACCAAATGCTGCATAGGTCATGGCACTATCATCGCCAAACCAATCATTCCGTTGTGCCCAGCTTTCTGCTTTAGGATCAGGTCTTGCAGGAGCTTGAGGCTGCCCTCCCTGAGCCATAGGCTGTGCCTGAGCTTGTTTTTGTCTTCTCTCGTTAGCAGACTTAGCCTGAGCCGCTCTATCCGCGTCCACAGCCAACTGTGTCATCTTTCTTTGTGCAGCAACCGCAGCTTCTGTATCACCAACCTCCATGGCACTTCTCAAAGCAGCTTCTGTCTGTGCTAATTCAGATTCTACGCGACCACTATACTGATCAACGTAGCTATTATCCATTTGATTAAGTCTTTGAGCTAGTTCTTGGTTTTCTTTTGCTTTTTGTTGCGCAAACCTAGTAGCTTCATCAGCGTTCTTTTCAGCCTCACGCATTTTTTTGGTAAGACGATTAATTCTTTTTTGAGTTTGGTTTTCACTTTTTTGAAACTCATCTTCAGACGTTGTTGCTTCAGTCTCAACTGCATTTTCAGCATTTTCAGCTGGTTGCTCGACAGTGACTTCCACATCTGGACCATCTTCTTCACCTAAATCTAAATCTAGTTCTGCTTGTGCTTCTTTTCCACTCATATCTACCTCTTAATAATGTAAAATGTCTTCAGGGTCCATAATTTTTGCTAAAATCTCATCGTCATTCAAAATTCTGACCTCTCCGCCGTCTATTTTAAAACGAGATCCCGCATATCGGGCAAACATTACCCAATCCTTCTCCGCGCACCAAGGGCCCGCTGGAAACTTCTCTGTATCCTTGTAAGCTAGTGATCCTACCTTCAATACATAGCCCACTTGTGTGGAAACCTGTCCTTCTTCTACAAGCTTGTCTGGTAACAAAATACCGCCCTCTGTCTTACCCTTACCTCTGTACGGCAGAATAAGTATTCTCCAGCCTGTCGGCTGCGGCATTCTTTCTATTAAGCTTTGTTCTATTAAGCTAGGGTCTAAAACTCTGTCTTTTGGATCTACATAAGTTCCATTTAATTCTGTGGGGGACGTATCCATCTAAGCTTCCTCTTGTTCCTGCTTATCTAAAAGATTTTTTATTTCTCCCTCTAGATAATCTAAAGATTTTAACTCACCCATTAGACCTTTGTAATGTTCCATGTCTTTCACGTTATCAAACTCTAAAGTCTCTCGAATAAGTTCTCTTCTTTCTTTTATAAGCCTAAATACAGCTTGTGCAAGATAAATCTCATTCATTTATATAAAAACCTCATATTATTCTATTCTGTCGTATATTCTCTTATACATTCAAGAGTACTTTGACACATTGGGCATTTATATTCAACAAATTTTACAATTCCTGCAAAAGGAATGGGTTCTTCAACTTCGTGCTTAACAAAAGCCATTTTATGTATGTAACATACTTCAGTGTCTGGCCGCACGTTTTACTCCATTGACATGTTTTCTGTAAAAATAATTACCAATTTTATTAAAAAACTTAAATAACTCTAAATTAACTCTAATCATACCTTCATTTTCTTCATTGGTTTTTTAGCTGTTTTCTTAGCCTGCGCAAAGTTTTTAGCTCCTTTGGCTCCCTTCTTTCTCATCTTCTCACCACTACCTGCAGCTATTCTTTTTTTCTTGGCATTAATGTTTGCATATAAACTCATTTTTTATTTCCTTTCTTGAGAGCGGTTTTTAATGTTTTTGCTTGTTTAGCATGAGATTTACTAGCTTTTTCTAAACCTTTAATAACTTTTTTTATCTTTCTCTTCATTTCTTCATGTTCTCCCTTGCTACACCTTTTGTCTTTTCAAAAGACCTCATGCCGCCAAGTCCTAATAAAGACAAAGTCAACGTCATAAGCTCGCCCGTGTTTAACTGCGGTAAAGTCACTTCTGGAGCCCAGATGCTTGTGGCCCATTCGGCAATAGGCATAATAAAAAATGATGTAAAAAGGCCCAGCGCACAAATCCACATGATAGCGGGGCGGGCTCCCGCTACAAAAAGACTTGGATGCTTGGCCTGTGCCACATTGGCTTCTATCTGGCCCTTTGCAAGCTCCTGCGCATGTTTCTGCGCCATCGTAGCCAAGTCATGGGCCAATTTGTTCTTTACGTCCTTATCTTCTATAAACTTTCCAAGAAGATTAGAAACAGGTCCTATCAAAGCTGTAAGCATTTATATTCCTTTCCTAGTCGTAAATTAATCTACCCACAGGTAGTCTTTTGCATTGATACTTAAAAGGTTTCCACAACGGATAGTATTCATTTATTTGTCTGCTAATAGCCAATGCTCTTTGTTTACACTCAAACTCAGTCTCATACGGTCCATATTGATCCTCTAATGTCATGCAATTATTCGGTATTCCTATTACACACATGGTTACTAAAGCCTTAAACATATCACTTTTTATTCATCCAAGCGGTTGTACCCATATAAGCACCCACTATACCTGCTCCTGAAATATAGAAAAGATTACTTATGTCGCTCAATGCGTTTATTCTTTCTATACTAATAAAAGGCATAAACATCATAAAAGTAAATAATCCCATAGCTATCAACGTATAT